ATGTTCATCTGGATCTTCTTAATGTTCTCTTCAACGTCAACGATAGGCATCTTGTACTCATTTAAAGTTTACAATCTTTAAATAAGTATGACGACACTCACTAGGACTGGTTACTTAGTGAACGCGGGGCCAATCCAAGAAATTAAAAAGGAACTTACGGTAAGACCAATCGTCAATGGCGACTATGGATTTCCTCCACCGCCTTTCAAAGTTTTCAGACCAACTAAGAATGGAGTGTGTGTTCCCAGATTCTACGGAACTTCTAAACTTGGAGAACCCAAAGAAGATCGAAGACCTGAACCAGTTCGGATCCGAACAAAGTTCGCTGGAACTCTCCGAGACACCACTCACCAAAATGAAGCTCTCGCAGCAGCAATTGAAGCAGGTCACGGCATCCTTTCTTTACCATGTGGTTACGGCAAGACGACGGTTTCATTAGCTATCGCATGTAAATTGGGCTACCGAACCATGATTGTCGTTCATAAACAGTTTTTGGCAGATCAATGGCGTGAACGTATCCAACAGTTTTGCCCGGGTGCGACGATCGGTGTGGTCCAACAGGATAAGAAGGAAGTCAATTGTGATTTTGTCATCGCGATGCTTCAATCCCTGTCTCTCAAAGAGTATTCGTTCACGGATTTTGAAAGTATCGGAACACTAATCGTAGATGAGGCCCATCACATATGTGCCAAAGTGTTTAGTCAGTCACTTTTCAAACTCTGCCCTAAACACATTTACGGACTTTCGGCAACACCCGAAAGGAAGGATGGTCTCACGAAAGTTCTTCATTGGTTCATGGGTCCGACGTTTTTCGCCGTTGAACGAAAAAACCAGGAACAGGTAGAAGTGTTTCCTATTGTATTCGATTCACCCAATTACAGAAACCCGCCACCGTCTATGCGAAACGGAAAGATTTCCATGCCCAACATGATTACCGAACTTGTCGAAGATCGTCAACGAAACAAGATGTTGGTCGAATTGGTAAAGAAAGCTTCGGCCGGTACTCGTCAACTTCTTGTTCTCAGCGATCGTCGTCAGCATTGTGAATTTTTACACCAGTGTTTTCCCAAGACATCCGGACTCTACATGGGTGGTATGAAAGAAGCAGCCCTCCAAGAATCCTCTAAAAAGAAGATCATCTTCGCGACGTTCAGTCAGGCCCATGAAGGTCTTGATATTCCCACTCTCGACACGGTCATCTTAGCGAGTCCAAAGTCAGACATCACCCAGAGTATCGGTCGAATCATGCGAGAGACGAAAGGAAAGAAGAACGATCCACACATCTACGACGTACATGATCCCTGGTCCATCTTTACAGCAATGTATTACAAGCGAATGAAAGTGTATAGACAAGGTGGCTTCAATATCCGTGGAAAGGTTGCCGAGGAGAAACCAGACTTCCCTCAGGGAAAGTGTCTGTTTTTATAATCTGAACAATTAATAAATGTCTGGTGCATTGATACAACTCGTTTCTAAAGGTGTACAAGATGCGTACATCATAAGTGACGAAGGACATTCATTCTTTAGGACGAAGTTTACGCGACACACAAACTTTTCTCAAGCTCCAAAGTTTATAAAGTCTATCACCGCGACGGATACATCCATCGTCATCCCTGTGTATGGTGATATCATAAACGGTATTTGGTTCGAGGCTGGAACAAGAAATGCATCCATTGCTTCAAACTTGTTCTACAACTCGACCATTGATCTCTTTATCGGTGGCCAAAAGATTGATTCTCAGCATTACGATTATTTTTCTGACATCTGGACCAATTATTTGGCAGATACGTACAATAAGTCGCAGGAGTTGAACAACAAAACGTCTGCATCAAGTCACACATTTCTCCCACTCCATTTCTTCTTCTGTGACCACAAGGCATTTTTACCTCTCATCGCTCTACAACATCACCAGGTTGAGATACGAATAACATTCGATGACGCGAACATCGCAGGTCTCGATGAAGCCGAAAAGAAGGCGAACGTATACGGTAATTACATTTACCTCGACAAAGATGAGCGCGAGACATTCACCAAACGAAACATGGATTTGATCATCACACAGGTTCAAACGTTTAAAACTGAAATGAATACCGTAGCGAACAACCTAGTTGATCAAGGTGGTTATAACGTCATAGACATTTCACAATTTAATCACCCCGTAAAATCCATTTTTTGGGGTTTTCCTGCATTGAGTAAAGACGATGCGAATGATCGATTCACCTTTTTGACCGCTGATTTACAAATCAACGGTACACACCTTTTTGAACGAATGTCTCCACTTTATTTTCACACTGTACAAAACTATTACAAGTCCAATTACGGCGTCACTGAATTTTCTGAAGCATCGGAAGTTCCGTTCTATACACGATACTTCACGTACCATTTCTGTCTCAACGCTTCAGAGTATAATCCATCGGGGACGTGTAACTTTAGTCGTATAGATAATGCAACTTTATCCCTACATGGTGCGGAGAAGGGATCCCTTCGACCAGAATCTCAGGAACTCTCGTTGTTTGCCGTGAACTATAACGTCCTTCGGATACGTAACGGTCTCGCTGGAATTTTATTCGGTAACTAATGTATAGATGGGCAGAACAGTACGGTTCGATCAAATTTTCGTATCGAGTCTAGATGCTGCACCACGAGAGTCCGATGTCTTAAGCGGTCTCGCGAGTATCGATGCTGGTGAAATCACAGCCGATCAAATTGAAGTCGCGAATCTCATTATTACCAATACAGTCACAGCAAACGTACAAAGAACTGAATTTACAGGTCTTACGAATGTATTTCGTCTGACTGCGACACAGGTTGGTATTGGTACAGATAACCCTGTGAATGAATTTCAAATTGGAGAAGATAGTTTCGTCATCAACAGAGCTCTTGATAATCTTGTCACAGTTCAAGGTAATGTACAAACGACGAATCTTCTCGCGACGAGTACGATTAAAACGACGAATGATTTATTTACGGTCGATGCAAATGCCTCGAATGTTGTGAAAGTAACCGGAAACACATTTTCTACGAACGCGACTGTGGGTACACAACTTATAGTAGGAACTGAGGTTACCCCAGACACGGGTGCGAACGTCGCCATTTTTGAAAATGGTAACGTAGTCGTGAAGGATGGGTACCTACAGATTTTCGGTGACGTAGACATTACCGGTAATTTGGCCATCACAGAGGTTCCTGCGTATACGAGTGTTGATAATCTCGTCGTGTCAAATGCTGTCATTCTCATGGGTGACGGGAACAACGGCACGTACGATATGGCTATTCTCATGCATGATCAAGATAGCGAGTCGAACATCTTCATGGGATACACTCACACGGATGATACGTTTAAACTCTCGAGAACTTTCGGTGGTCCAACGACTGCCAATTTCACGTTGGACAGTGCGAACACCGTGAACCTTCATGTGTTCGGTGACGTGTACACCCAAAATAATGTAGGTATCGCGAACACTTCTCCCACATTTTCTTTATCTGTGGGTTCGAATGTGTATATCGACGATGTATCGTCAACAGGTAACGTGTTGTATGCGAACGGAGTCGCGTTTCTCGAGGGTCTTCGGATAGGTGATAGCGGTCTCACAGTCGGTGACCTCATCACACTCGACGCAGACGCGGCGATTCCGATGGTGGTGACGTCCACGATTCAGTCGGATGGTTTACAAACAACTGGTGCGAGCCCCGCGGGTATAGCGAATACGAACCCCACGGATACGTTGTCCATCGGTAATAAAGTATTCATCAATACCACAGCATCAAATACACTCACTGTCATAGGTAACACTGCCACAGGGCGTCTCATCACAGAATCTATTGTTGTACAGGATTTCATCGAGGTTGAAGGTGAATCCGGTATTTCGTCGGCGGCGAACGTCATCATCCATGGTGATATCCAGGGTGGTGATTCGCTATCAAATACCGTGAGTATCAGAGCAGGTCCCCAGGCGTCGAACATATCCGCCATCGAAGTGAATGGTGCGAAAACATCCGCAAGTCACCAAACAGTTGTTTTCAAAACGAAAAACACGGAGCGTATGCGCGTTTCGTCGGAGGGTAATGTAGGTATCGCGAATACTGCACCGACGGATAAACTTACCGTAGGTGGTACGGTTCGTGTCATAGGAAGCAACGCTTTTACGATGGGTACCGCGACAAACTACATGAAAGCCTATTCAGATACACTTCTAAACCAAACGAAAATCGAGAGTCGTGTCGGTGCAGGGAAGGGTCTCAATTTCTACGCCAGTACGATTGACTCCATGGGTCTTCCAAAGATGACCATCCTCGAGACAAGTAATGTGGGTATAGGTACGACGACACCCAAGGGTCTTCTTCATACTTCGGGTGGGACTGTGTTCATAAACAACGAACCTGTAAATCGTGTCGCCTACAATCATTTGAATACACCCATGGTCATCAGTAACACTATCGAGACGGAAGATACTGTGTCCCAAGAACCGATTCTCGAGCTAACGCGTGAAGGTGTTTTGAACAATTACGAAGCCGTTAGAGCCACATTTAAATTGGGTAAACACGATATCGCATCGGGTAAATCCAAAACACAATTAGATATTTACCTAGCAGATGAAGATTATAACGATGAAACGGATATTCTTACTCTGCGAAGTGATGGACGTGTTGGTATCGGTTCAACTGTACCCGAAGCATTTTTAGAGGTTGTGAGTAGTGGAATAGGAAACGCGCGTATAAACAGTCTCATGGTTCATAACCATCACGGTGCCAGTGGTGCAGGGGACGCGATCATGGCGGCACAGACAGATTCAACCACAGGAAATGCGTTCACGTCATACATACAAACGACGAACGATGCTAACCCTCGTGGGTGGTCCGTCGGTATTTCGGGTACACGTGATTTTAGAATTACTCGTAATATTAACCAGGTTTCGGATTCCACGAATATTGGAATGTACATAGATGGAAGTACACGGAATGTAGGTATCGGTACAGACGTTCCACGTGGTAAACTCGAAGTCAATGGTGATGTCGTTCTCGGAAACAAACTCTCATTCGGTGGTTTAACCGGTGATGAATTTGGTAATACATTCATACAAGAGCAGTATTATGATTCTGTACTCGGTAAGACCGAACTTGTCATATTCAAGGGTAATGATCAAACGGGTACCGCCGCACCGGATAGAATACGATCAGTAGCACCTGAACATATATTCCAGACATATAATCCCGCCGCATCCGGATCTCTGTCAGCGAGTGATATTCAGTTGGCACTCGATGACAATGCGAGTATCGTGTCACGTGCGATGACCATCCTTCGTTCGGGTCAGGTTGTCNTAGGTGCAATTCCTTCGGATATTAATGATGATACTAGGTTTTTTGTAAATGGTGGTTTAGAGTTCGCGAGTGGTCAGTCAGTTAATTTCGGTGGCTTGAACATTTTCACAGCTTCTGGTTTGACGACACAGAATATCCTAGAATCACTGGGTGAAGCATCACTGGTGTTTAGTCAAAAGGTACAAGGAACTTCGACCGAATATGCGAGAATTACGAATACTGGTCTCATCGGGTTCGGAACGAATGCACCAAATGCGAATGTCCACATTTACTCTGGTGTCACGACAAATATTGATGTTCTCAAATTAGAAAGTCCTGGAACGAACACGAAAACTGGTATTCGTTTGAATACGAATGACGGCTACGGTGGGTACGTGAGAGGGTATACCACCTCGGGTACAACTCATGGTATCGTCGTGGGTGGCATGAACAATGCCGTAGAGGCGGATGGTCTCCATGTGATTCATACCAGTAATGTGGGTGTGGGTACCTCAGCACCAGCTTCGAAGTTTCACGTCTATAACGGTGTCGCTCGTGTAGAGAATACCACGTCAAACGCTGTCATAGAGTTTAAGACGACGGGTGGGGTGTCGAATATTTTTGCGACACCATCCGGAAACGTACACGTCAATCCGAAAGCTGGTAACATGGTTTTCACGAGTAATCTCGAAGTCACAGGTGATCTCGTGATTGATGGTAAGATTGATCTCGGTAACCAAGTCGCGATCGGTCTCGGTGGTGCCGCGGCGTCCACTGGTCTTGAAGTGGGTGGTGGCTTCATTTCGGGTTCGAGTAATGTCGCCTGTAAACGGTACTCGCAAACGTTTGAATTGGGTACGACAAAGGCGAAGATGATTCGTCTCTTTTTCGGTGAAGCTTCATTCTATGCGAAGATTGTGGCGATGTTACGAAAGGTGGACGGGAGCGTCGTACGTGACATGAGCACGATGATTTTGGAAGTACAGGGTGGTACACATGATGGAAGTTACAATTCATCTCTCGATGAACCAATCACAGTGGGTACAAAGAATCTATTCGGTGGAGACACGGAGTTTCCCTGGGATCCAAACATTTCAGTGGGAAAGCGTGGTCTCATCATGACACCGAGAAATACGGAAAATACCCGTGTGTATTCCTATGATATTCATGTCGAATTGTACACATCTCGTGGTGGACGACTCATGTCGATCAAAAACAATGTATCCGGTTGGCCAAACAACAACACAAATCTGGATATCAACAATGGTGAGACGATTGCCACTTTTACGTATTAACTTTACTACGAGGGACTGATACCCCGCGGTAGAATCAACAATTACGCCTTGATGGCGTCGGAAATGGCTAAGGCGATAACTCCGACAATGAAAGCTATCACGATGTAGTTTAGTTCACTTTCCTCAAGACCAGTCTTCTTGACTGTCTTTTTGGTTACAACAGGATCTGGCTGTTGCTTTGGAGGATCCAGTTCCTCCAAAGGATAGTACGCTATCATTTATATAGTAGTTAGAGATTAATTTCCTTCTTTGTCTTCTTCTGCCTGGTGCGTNTGGTTTTCGTCGCCGANACCTTCACCTCCTTNACTTCACCACCAGTAGACTCACCCGAGATGGAGATGATATCAGAGATGTCATCATCCTCATCGTCACCACCTGTGGGTGAAATCGCCGAGGTGTTCACTGGGGGAGCTGGTGGCATCATGATGCCACCCATGAGACTCGAGATGTCAATACCGGGACCCTGCATCTCGTAATTACCCGTTCCACCCACAGGAGCCTCGGTCGCAGGACCATCAGTCTTACGGGTCGTGTTCTGAACCGCCGACATCATGTTTTTCACGAGATCTGGGTTCTGCTTGATGACATCATTCATGTTAGGCATGACCGACTTGAACATGCTATTCGTCAGGTGGAACATCATCGCCGAACCACCGAGCATCATGATCAGTTTCACCTCTGGAGCGACCGAAATCTTGGATCGGTACTTCACATAGAGCTCCTCGAAGACACCATCATAGTCATCGACATTCTCCATCACAGACTCAGACCAACCCTCGAGTTGAATCTCGAAGGGGTTGTATCGCTTGTTCAAAAACTCGAGACCGGTCACACACGCCACGAGCATACGCCGGGAGAATCGGATCGACTGCTCAACATCGATGCTGTATGTGATGCGCTTCACCTCTGTACGAAGTTCCTCGACGTTCGAGTACGCGTTGAGACGTTTGTTCACCGCGAATCCCTTCTTCTCGAGACGTCCGAGTTTATTGATGAGGTCCGCCTTTTCCTCATCCACAGACGAGTATCCCTTAGACGGTTGTTCAGACTGGTCACCACCCTGCTCCTGGTAATCCTGACCGTCATCAAAAAAATTGGCGTCATCGTCTTCACCGTAATCAATCTCTTCATCAGGAGCGGAAGCGTTTTGAGTCGTCTGTTTGTTCGGGTTGACGAAAGCATCCATGGCCTCCTGCTGTTCAGACATCTGTGGTCTGGGTGGTGGTTTAAACGTTGGTCGGGGGACACGCTGGGGTGCGGGAGCAGAAATTTCAATTTCATCCATGATGGCCTGTTCATCGGCATCCAATTTCATGACACTGGCATGTCCTCGATCGAGTACGATCTCTTCGTCCATCTACTCTTTATACAGAAACTAAAAAAATTACCTTTAACGCAGTTTAAAAAAATCTTTGTTCATTATAAATGTTCGCTCTCAACCGAGTCAACCGTAATGCCCTCACCATGATTGTCATTCTTCTTCTGATCATCTCGGCCCTCGCCGCTTTCAGGTCTTCGACTGTCAGCAAGTACCAACCCAGGCCTATCACCACCAAGACTGTGAGTGATCAGTCCATCTTCGACCTCCCTGTCAGCGTCGACTGTGTCGCCGGCTCTGGTAAGAAGGACAGTCCTTACTCCAAGGGTCTTACTCCAGGGGGTGTCTGTGGCGCCCAAAAGCTCGTATCCGACCAAGCTGGATATGACATCACGGGTGGGATCGGTGGATCTTTAATCTAAGCTAAAGATATATGGCGTTGATTACGACCCCTACGGAACTGATTCCTGATCTCCAACACGAGTATCACACCGTGACGATCGATACGATCGGACAAACGGCCGCGAATACATTTACGTGTCATCTTCAGCAACCACTGAAAAATGTCGTACAGGCTAGGTTACTCGCCACAAATATCAACACCGACGCCACGACCAACCACTGTTACATCTCCATCGATGAACTCGATAGCATTTTCACGGAACGTGCGTCAAATGAACCGAACGGCCAAGCGACGACAAGTATCGTCCGAAACTCATTCGCGAGTTTGGTCACGAGTGATAACACGGGTATCATCAGTTTCAAGGATAATTACCCAGTCGTAACCCAATATATAAACCCCATTCGTAGCATCGATCGTTTCACTGTCAATATTCGTAACGAAACTGGTGCACTCATCGCCCCCTCGAGCCCGGCTAAAAATAATTTCATCGTCATTCGTTTCGTGTGTCGAAAACCCAATTTGTAATTTTCTCCCGTTAGAGTAGTATACCATGTCTGCCGGTGTTGTGCAATTGATTGCCATCGGTGCTCAGGATGAATATATCGTGGGTAACCCCGAAATATCATTCTTTAGCTCAACATTCAAAAGACATGCTAATTTTTCACAGTCCATCGAAAAACAAACCATCCATGGAGCGGTGAAAAACGATTCAATGTCCAGTGTTCAATTTGAACGATCTGGTGACCTTTTAGGCTATGTCTATTTTACCATCGACGATACCACACAGGCGCTCGACATACAGCGTTGGGATACGATCATCGATAAAGTGGAACTCTACATCGGCGGATCTCTCGTGGACTCCCAAGATGCCATTTTCACTGAGAAGATTGCCATCGATACGTTCGCTCAAAACGTTTCCAAGAGTTCAAACGGTACACACCCCGGCGTGAGTGCGCGTTCGTTTTTCTATCCATTGCGTTTCTTCTTCTGTGAGGGACCCCAATGTGCCATCCCTCTCGTCGCACTCAATTATCACAACGTCGAGATTCGTATTCATTGGGCGACCGCCGCGTCTAATTATAACGTCGAGTGTTTCGCTAACTATTATTACCTCGACAACGAAGAACGCGGAAACATCGCGTCGCGTAAGCACGATCTTCTAATCACACAGGTGCAGAAAAATTTACCTACACGTTCTCTCATTCAAGATCTCACGTTCAATCATCCTGTGAAATATCTCGCCTCTTCGGATACGACCGTCGAAGGCGCCCTCACGTCACCCACGAACAAAGTCAAATTGAACATTAATGGTCTCGATGTCGGTAACTACAAATGGGGTAAACCACATTACATCGATGTTACAAACTATTACCATACAAACTTTGTGACATCTCCCGATTTCTTCCTGTACCCCTTTTGTCTCTCCACGAGCTCCCTTCAACCTACAGGTACACTCAACTTCAGTCGCCTCTCTTCAGCCAAGATCATGAGTGAAGACTTACCTATCAATGACCCCATTTACGCAGTCAACTATAACATCTTACGTATCGAGAACGGCATGGCGGGTCTTCTCTACGCGAATTAAAATGCCATTCTATATTAAATGGTCAAGAACTTGCCGACGGTGGAACGTTCCACCAAGATTAGGTTCGGTAAAAACTGTACCGATGACCAGGCGGAAAATACGATCGTGTTCAATGCGAGTGATGAACAGCTCGAGATACCCTTCGGAGATTCTGTGTACATGACACCTCTACGTCTACGTACTGATCTAACTGATAGAAAAATCACTGTTTTGGCGTATAATCAAATTACGAAAGAAGTGATGGATTCTGGTGCGATCGCCGAAGATATTCTTAATTTCACACTTGAAGCGGCTGTAATTAACGGTAATGTCACCGCAAACACAGTCTCGTTCAATAACGCGATTACTTCTGTCACGACCCTCTCTAATGTTGGTGTAGCGAACGGTTCTCCGATTCACACACTCGATGTGGGTTCGACATTTAATGTAGACACCGAAGGTTCAAACCTTCTCACTGTGTTGGGAAACACGTATGTTCAAGATAATTTGGTGGTGGATGGGAACATGACCGTGAATGGCAGTCTGACGACGGTCGCCACGGTGAACACGATCGTGAAAGATCCCATCATCGAACTCGGAAAAGAGAATGTCTCTTCGGATCTCGGTATTATCATGCACCGACCAAACGCTAATGTGGCCATGGGATTTCGGGAAGGTCCGGATGAGCTCGTATTCGCATATACGGACAGTAGTTCCTATGGATCGACTGTTTTCCCTAAAACATCCGAGTCTCTCGATGTTCGTGTGTACGGTCGAGTGCTCACGGAATCCAATGTGGGTATCTTGACTGCGACACCCACGCACTCACTCGATATCGGTTCGAATCTCTTCGTGGATGAATTTGGTTCTAACGTCTTGTACGTCACTGGAAACACACATACGACGGATATTCTTTCAATCGGAAACAAAGTGGGAATCAAAGAAACGGATCCCGACGCGGAACTCCATGTCGAGGGTAACGTCTACGTGTCCTCGAATTTGACTGTGGATGAAGATACGTTCCACGTGGATGCGACGACACATGCCGTGGGTATTGAAACCAAGAACCCCGATGCGAACCTTCACGTTGTCGGTAATGTGTACGTTTCAGATGATGTCACTGTCGCCACGGATACGTTCCATGTGGACGCGGAGGACAAGTCCGTTGGGGTTGGGACGGTGACCCCCGACGCGAACCTTCATGTTGTTGGTAATGTGTACGTGAACTCGAACCTCACCGTGGATGACAATACTCTACATGTGGATGTGACGACACACTCTATTGGAATTGAAACCAAAGAACCAGATGCGAATCTTCATGTGGTGGGGAACGTGTACGTGTCCTCGAATTTGACCGTGGATGAGGATACGTTTCACGTCGACGCGACTGCACACGCTGTCGGAATTGAAACGAAGAACCCCGATGCGAACCTTCATGTGGTCGGGAATGTGTACACATCTGGTGACCTCACCGTTGATGAAAACACGTTTCACGTAGATGCGGTGAACCATGCCGTCGGAATCGAGACCAAGTCTCCCGATGCCAATCTTCATGTCGTGGGTAACGTCTATGTGTCAGATGACCTCACCGTGGCCACAGACACACTTCACGTCGAGGCGGATACGGAGCGTGTCGGAGTTGGGACAGTGACCCCTGATGCCAAACTCCACGTGGTCGGTAACGTCTATGTCGCGACAGAATTCACTGTCGATGATGATACGTTCCACGTGGACGCCGTAAACCATTCCGTTGGAATTGAGACGAAGAGTCCTGACGCCAATTTACACGTTGTCGGTAACACGTATGTTTCTGGGGACTTGACGGTTGACGAAAACACATTCCACGTGGACGCGGTTAACCACGCTATCGGAATTGAAACGAAGAACCCTGATGCGAACCTGCACGTCGTGGGTAATGTCTATGTGTCAGATGATTTGACAGTGGCTACGGATGCGCTACACGTCGAGGCGAGTACCCAATCCGTCGGTCTCGGAACGAAGGTACCCGACGCTAAACTCCACGCGGTTGGAAATGTGTACGTCTCTTCAAACCTGACTGTAGATGAAAACACGTTCCATGTGGATGCGACGGCTCACGCTGTCGGAATCGAGACTAAAGATCCGGATGCGAATCTTCATGTGGTTGGAAATGTCTATGTTTCCGATGATTTGACCGTCGCCACGGACGCGCTTCACGTCGAAGCGAGTACACAATCCGTTGGTATCAAGACGAAATCCCCCGATGCCGAACTCCATGTCGTCGGTAATGTGTATGTTTCTTCGAACCTGACTGTGGACGAAAACACGTTCCATGTTGATGCGGTGAACCACGCCGTAGGAATTGAAACCAAGAACCCAGACGCGAACCTCCATGTGGTCGGAAACGTGTACACGTCGGGTGACCTGACTGTTGACGAAAACACGTTCCACGTGGACGCGACGAACCATTCCGTTGGAATTGAAACGAAGAACCCCGATGCGAACCTCCACGTGGTCGGTAATGTGTATGTGTCTTCAAACTTGACTGTGGACACGAACACACTCCACGTGGATGCCGAGACGAGTCGCGTGGGTCTCGGTACGAAAGCACCCGCGTACCTCCTCGATGTNCACGGNACATCTAACGTGGGTGCGCTCACGGCTGTTTCCGGATCGGTCGCGAATGATTTCACNGTGGACACGAACACACTCTATGTCGACTCTACAGAAAATCGTGTGGGAATCAAAACCTTGACTCCGTCCACAGAACTCCATGTCGAAGGAAACGCGTACGTCTCTTCGAACATTCAGGCACTCACATATTTCGGTGACGGTGG